CCGTGAGTTCAAATCTCACCCGCTACTCCAAGTTTAGAAAAAGTGTGTTGGAAACTCATTGACCATGGGCCCAACTACCAGGGATCTCATTAGATCCAGCGCCGCTGAACGGGCGAAAGCCGCGGTAGACTGCTAGTCACAGTCGTTTTATGTTGCTGGAGGGACAAGGGCTACCCGAAAGGATGTTCTATACCCTTAAACACAAGGTAGTACTTTTTTTAATTCGATATGGAAGTGTGGTCGAGTGGTCTATGGCTCTAGTCTTGAAAACTAGCGGTCCTGAAAGGGGTCCGTGGGTTCGAATCCCACCGCTTCCACCATATAAGTACAATAAGCAAGGAGACAACCATGGCACAAGTCACAGCAAAAACACCCGCAGAAAAAATGGCGGTATACCAAAACAAGATTACACTAGAGCGATTAATTTGCGACAACATCTACCACAAACGAGTGTTTGATGATGCCACGTGGTTGAGTGTTCGCAAGGAAAACGAACAGCGCAAATTTCTCATTAGAGAAGATGCGTTGACAAGAATAGAATAACGGGTGATTAGCTCAGCGGTAGAGTCGCTGCCTTACACGCAGTTTGTCGGGAGTTCGATCCTCTCATCACCCACCAATCAAATTGCCTCTTTAGCTGATGTGGTCATAGCACCGGACTGAAAATCCGGGGAACCAGGGTCGGAACCTGGAGGAGGCACCATTTCAACTTGACATTATCATGCTGTACATATATAATTGTACAATGTACAAGGAACAACAATGAGCAGAATAGACAAACCAGGATGCCATCCGCTGACTGTCTGGGACAACGAGGTTCCACAGGAACTGATGCAAGAAGTGTATGACTTTCTCATGGACAGTGAATATTGTGTGAACTTTTACGATCAAAGCCACAGTAACTACTATCCAAGAACAAAAACTTATCACATTCCGCGAACACATCCGGCGGCGGTTCGTTTGCCATTGGCCTGGGATGAACAAAGTACAGAGCACCGTGCAAATGTTGCTTGGAAGCTATGGGTTCATTTACAAAAAATACTAAACAACGAATACACAATTCAAGGCGCTAAAGAAGGTATGCCAAACTACATGCTTGGCATTAGTCCGTTGAGCAGTTTTGACAAGCCCGACGGCACTCCAGGCAAGCCCAATTGCGCCTGGCGAGTATTTGGTGATGGTCAAGAACATGAGCTGCGAGCACACACCAAGGCCATTCACAGTGACAGCATTGACATGGCTGACGACACATTGTACACCTTGGTGTATTTTGCCAACCTAGAGTGGTACCCACAATACTATGGTGAGACGCTGTTTCATAGTAATGTACCAATGAACGGTGACTACACACGAAAGTTTGAAGACGACCAAAGCCGTGAATTTCCCATTGGCGAAGTAGAAAATGTTGTGGCGCCAAATCCTGGTCGAGTCATGTTGTTTGACAGCAGATATCTGCATCAAATCAAAAGTGTGGCCACTTATTGCCCGGAAAATTTACACGGGCTGGTGTTTAGAATCAAGAAGAACGGACCGGGACTGCAAAAAGCGGATCAGGCATAAACTCTTTCACTTGCTGTGCAAGCAATGGATCGGGCGTGAACTGTCTTGATGTAGTAGCGTAGGTGGTTGGCATGTAAGGTTGTGTGTTAGCCACTTGATATAGAGAATCCACAGCAGTGTGTACATCGATCATACTGTATTTATTTTGCCCCGGTGGTGTAATGGTAGCCACGCTGGTCTTAGAAGCCAGTGCCTAGTGCGTGTCGGTTCGAGTCCGACCTGGGGCACCAACATGCGAGAGTGGTGGAATGGTATACACAGCAGACTTAAAATCTGCCGCCGCAAGGCATACGGGTTCGAGTCCCGTCTCTCGCACCATGAGCCCCTGTGGACAAATCTTGGTAAAGTCGCCTCTCTCAAACAGAGGAGTATAATATGTGAGTTCGAATCTCACCAGGGGTACCATTAATAGTACTGTAACAGTTTCCGAGTTAAATAGAAAGAAGATGATGAAAAAATTAGACATCAATCAAGTAGCAGAGTTTATTCGGGCCCAAACTCCCGAAACAAAAATCTATCTCGGTTGCGACAGCGAGCGTGTGAAAATAGACGGCGCTTGGCATGCTGACTATGTGTTAGCCATTGTGGTACACATCAACGGCAACAACGGTTGCAAGTTGTTTGGCGAAGTGCAACGTGAGCGTGACTACGATCAAAAGTACAGCCGGCCAAGCACCCGACTCATGACCGAAGTATACAAGGTCAGTGAACTGTACTTGAAACTGGAAGAAGTTCTAGAAGGACGAGCAGTTGAAGTACACCTTGACATCAACCCCGACGAACAACACGGCTCTAGCTGTGTTATTTCACAAGCTGTGGGTTATATCAAGGGCGTGTGCAACGTTATACCTTTTGTAAAACCTGATGCGTTTGCGGCCAGTTATGCCGCAGATAGATTCAAAAGCCTACGTGCAGCATAAGACAATGCGGAATTAGTTTAGGGGTAAAACGCGACCTTGCCAAGGTCATGTCACCAGTTCGATTCTGGTATTCCGCTCCAAAATACGGCCCTATCCTCTGCGGACTGATCATCCATGCACGATAGGGTTTTCTATCAGCTCTTGTAGTACAAAGGCAGTACAATACATTGGTAATGTATAGACGCTGGATCGTTACCAGCCTAGAGCACCAGTTCGGCCTTTAGTTCAATGGATAGAATGCCGGGCTTCGAACCCGGAGATGGGAGTTCGATCCTCTCAGGGCCGGCCAGATATAAATAGTTTACCATAGGAGATTTATCATGAGAACTACCACCGTTACTTGGCTAAAAGGTCATGTTACCCCAGAAGACTTAGAAGCAAAAAAGCAAAGAATGTATGATGCTGCAATTAGCATTGCAGGGGAATCATACAAAGATGAAATAAATCAAACATCAAACGAAGAAAATGGATCAATTACAGTGACCCGTGCCTGGCCTGACGCCGAAAAAGCGCAGGCATGGGTTGACTATGTGTTAAGCGAAGGTGCTGATTCAGCCCAAATTAATCCAGAATGACCTCCAGTGCCAAGTTCTACAAAATAAAACTAATAAACAGATTACTAGAACATACTCATCGACTTAAGACTGATTTAATACATGAACTGACCACAAACGCAACTGATCCTGTTGTGTTCAAAAGAAGACTTAGAATGTTACGTCATGTCAACAGTTACGAAAGTCAACTTTTACAAAAAATTGAAAACTTTGAAACCGACGACATTCAAGATTTAGTAAACTTTGATGTTGCTCCTTTTTTCAAAGATATAACCTGGCGTAGTTCATGAGACCACTATTGTCTTTAATCAATCCTAAATATTTTTACAGAATACTAGATTGGCAACATAAACCTTATGAACTGGTAGGCAGCATTGCCAAGGTTCAAGGGTTTGATTATTACAATAATTTAATTGATCTCAACAGCATATTTTCAACCTTCCCCGCAGGCGATCCTGTAGATCGTACAGAAACTGTTACTGGGCCTTTTGCGTTTGAAGTACATCGGCCTTGGCAAGCTCCGCAAGCCAAACAAACCTTTGACGAAGTCATGGCACAAAGAGTTAACAACTACATTCGCACAGGAGAAAAACTAAACCTGTGCTGGAGTGGTGGCATCGACTCAACCTGTTTGGTAGCAGGATTCTTAAAACATACCGCACACCTAGATCAATTACGTGTGCTTTATTCCCCATTCAGTGTTTACGAAAATCGCGAGTTCTTTGAATACTTGAAAACAAATTATCCTGCATTGGATATGCTAGATATCAGCGGTGATGTGTATTTAGAAACAGTGTTTGATGGCATCATGATTAACGGCCACGGCGGCGACGAGTTCACTGCTAGCCTTGACGAAAGCTTCTTTGATACTGTTGGATACCAAGGCTTACACAAACCTTGGCGTAGTTTAATAACCGATCCGGCACTCCAAGAATTTTGCACAGAATACTTTGCACTATCACAACGACCTATTGACACTGTGTTAGAAGCACGATGGTGGTTCTATGCGTCAGCTAAAACCCAGGTCTTTCCCCCACGTGATAGTATATTCACAACAACTGCCAGCACCAGTGCGTTCTTTGACTGTCAAGGTTTTGAAGATTACATGTGGCACAACACGGATCAAGTCATAGCCAACGACAACTATGCATCTTACAAACAGTTTATGAAACAATACATACACCGTTTTTATCCCAATGACACCCATCTCAAACTTGCTAGAAAAGTAAACAGTTCACAGTTTGTATTGTACACACGCAAGAAGACAGAACTATTGGGGCAACAATGGATTGCATATCTAAGTGACAGAACTGTTATACGCACCCCTAATCTGCCGTTGTTCAGTGAACGTGAATTTAAAAACACCTATGGAGACAGTCTTGAGTATCTATTCAAATATCATTGACGGCAAAATTCATACTGCAAAAACTGCGTTGCTGGAAATAGAGTTTTCAGCTACAGATAATGATCCTGCCACACAAGTATCTATTGTCATTGATAATCAAGTAGTACTATCAAAAAAATTGTCAAGCGACATAACTAAATTTGAATACGGCATTCCGGAACCTGTCATTGTTTATGGTAATACATCCAATACAGAAACTATCGAACACGAACTTCGCATTGAGGTCAGTGGTCGGCCAACTGGCGCCATGTTACACATACGCAGTATTTGTATCGAAGGTTTATGCATGCGACTGACCATGGAAGATTCAGGTGAATGCCAACTCGATGGTAAACCTGCGGTGCCGTCCGAGTACATGGGCCAGGTGGGTTACCAAAGCCTACGGTTTACCACCCCGATCTATCCTTGGCTCTTGGCCAACGAGCGCAAAGATACTTACTATTATCCTCATTAAAAAAATCAATGGCAAAATGCCTTGACTTAGCCATCTTCTATGCTATATAATAATGAATCAGTATAAACACTGAGTTTCATCAACCAAGGAGAAAATATGAAAACCGTAGGCGATAAATTAGCCCCATTTGCAGTCACAGGTGTCAAACCTGGACAACCCCAAGATGCTTTCTATACGATCACAGATCAATCGTTCGAGGGCAAGTGGAAAGTGATTGTGTATTACCCAAAAGATTTTACATTTGTATGCCCAACTGAGATTGTGGCCTACGACAAGTTGGCCAGCGACTTTGCTGACCGTGATGCTGTATTGCTCACCGGTTCAACAGACAATGAGTTCTGCAAAGTGGCCTGGCAAACAGCACACGCTGATCTCAAGAAGATCACACATCATCAGTTTGCCGACACACAGCGTGGTGAGTTGAGTCTGATTGAACAGCTGGGTGTTTTTTATGCTCCAGCAGGTGCCGCACTTCGTGCAACATTCATTGTTGATCCCAACAATGAAATCCAACACGTTACTGTGAACAACTTGAACGTGGGTCGCTCACCAGAAGAAACCTTGCGTATTCTTGACGCATTGCAAACTGGCGAACTATGTGCATGTAACCGTACTGTGGGCGGAGAGACACTATAATGGCATTCATCGACGCAGTTAAATCAGCGTTGCCAGACTACGCAAAAGACACCAAGTTAAATCTTGATGCTGTGCTTTTGCGTAGTACATTAGATGCAGATGTGGCTATGGGTTGTGCTGTGGCCGCATTGGCCGCAACTGGTAACGGAAAAATCCTATCAGTAATTCTAGCAGATGCGCCTGTACACGCAGAGTCAGCAATGACAGCCGCAAGTATTATGGCACAGAACAATGTATGGTATCCCTACGTTGAGATGGCCGATGATCCTGCTCTAAAAGGACTACCAGCTGGTCTACGCATGAATGCTATTGCCAGTCATGGTGGGACTACCAAGGCCAACTTTGAAGCATTCAGTTTGGCCGCCTCGATTGTGGGCAAGTGCCATTTCTGTGTGAAGGCACACTACGAGACGCTGAAGATGGAACAAGGTTACACCGTCGAACAACTTCGTGATATTGGACGTATTGCTTCGGTAATGAACTCGGTTGCAAAAGTTCTAAACAGTTGACCTAGAGGACGAAATCTGTTATAATAAGTTTCGTCCTACTTAAATAACTGTATGAGCAACGATCTAGCCAAATTTATAAACTCAAAACGACGTCACAAAACTGATGTGGCCATTGCTAGGCAAGTAAAAATTGCCAAATCGCATGGCACGTTTAATCAAGCAAATATTCGACAACCTCATCGATTGGCCAAACATCATGCCATGGACTGCGGTAATCCACATTGTTACCTATGTGGTAACCCACGTAAAACACACAAAGACAAACTCACAGCACAAGAAAAGCGATTGTTCCAAAACGTGGAAGTAATTCGCGACACACATTCAAATGGTTTAACAACAAAGGAAGATGATGAATAACGTACAAACTAGACAAGATGCACTGGCATACGAAGCAACCCTGGGACTCAGCAATGAGGCCGCAGTCGAAGCAGTGGGCAATCGATACGACTTGGTACTAATTGGTGCTCGTCGTGCCAGAGAACTAGGCCGTGGCGACCGACCACGAATTGATGGTCCCAAGCACAGTGCAGTGGTCACAGCTCTCAAAGAAATCGAGCTTGGACTTGTTGGTCGAGAGTATTTGTACAAGCAGTTGGACATCGAACCAAGACGTCGTCACAAGGATCATGGCGGATTCTGATCAATCAAATAGTGCCAAGGGTAGAGACAGTTTTGACATCACTACTGGCAATACCCTGGTACATTTTTTTAATCGCAACATAACACCCTACGCCACTAGCACTCTGGGGCCCACATTTGATCTAGTTCCTGTTGAGAAGCAAAAGGACTTGATGATCAATCATGCTAGGATGTATGCCCAGCAAGAGTACGATCGTATCATGGAACTGGTCTCAGTACTGGAAAAACAAGCACAAGACATTCGTCGTAGACTTGATGTGACTGACGCAGTATATGCCGCAGAATACAATTTTCAGATTGTGATGGGCCACTGCTATTGGTTGGTATGGCACAAGCGACACGGAAAAAATCTCCTGGTACTCACCGGACCCAACGACTGGAATACCGGTGTACCAGAAGATTATCAATACCTAATGCAGGTCCGATACATGGGCGATCATACCTGGCAAGAAATAATACCTTAGTGCTACTTGATTAGAATAGCTCTTTGTGCTATAATTACATATTAAACGGAGAACACAATGCCCTGGATTGAAAACGTAGCCGCCGCTGATGTGCCCATGAGGTATCATCACAATGCTGGCCCTAACTCGATGTTGATCCAAATTATGGATCCTGCACCCAGCTGGTGGCCGGAGCCGGCGCACGACTTTAAGGAAACTCATCGTTTTGAATTCTTGGATGCCGAAGACAAAGACGGCTTTCCTGACGAAGCCAAGATCTCAGACGAGCAAGCCGCAGAGATTGTGCGCCTGTTACAGCATGCATTGAAGAAGCGCATGAACGTGGTTGTACATTGCATGGCGGGCCTGTGCCGTTCAGGTGCAGTAGCAGAGGTTGGTGTTATGATGGGATTCAAGGACGCCGAGCGAACTCGTATTCCTAATCTGCGTGTCAAGCACCGGTTGATGAAACAACTGGGCTGGACATACGATGAAAATGAAAAGCCAGACGACGAAGCCTGGCGCCGGATGAACTTAGACTTCGAATGAAACAAATCATAGTCAATGGCACATTTGATATCGTACACTCTGGACATCTAGCATTGTTAAATTATGCTCGAAGTTTAGGTGATTATCTTATAGTTGCCATTGACTCTGATCGAAGAGTAAAAGAATTAAAAGGCGCTGATCGTCCTGTAAATACACAAGCGGAACGGCAAGAACTCTTGAGTAATCTACGCTCAGTGGATGAGGTTAGAATATTTGATTCTGATCAAGAGCTTGTCGACATCATTGCAGAATGTGACATAATGGTCAAAGGTTCTGACTATCGTGGCCGTCCTATTGTGGGTCAGCATGTGATATCAGACATAGTATTTTTCGAAAGAATACATGGATTCTCAACCACAGAAAAAATTCAACATATTGCTAATAGGTGACACTTGTGTAGATGTGTATCAGTATGGTACCATTGATCGACTAAGCCCCGAAGCACCTGTGCCTGTGTTTGTTCCTGCCTACAAAGAAGAACGCGAAGGCATGGCAGGCAATGTTTATGCCAATCTTGTTGCACTTGGTTGCACAGTTAATCTGCTCTGCGGTCACGCTAGCAAGAAAACCAGGCTCATTGACCAACGCAGTCGGCAACAGATAGCTCGCATTGATGAAGATGTGCAGTCAACTCCAGTACGGTTTGCCACAGCGATTCCCGCATACGATGCCATTGTAATCAGTGACTACGCCAAAGGTGTGGTAGACTACAAACTTATCTACGATATCCTGCAGGAAGTAAAGTGTCCAGTATTCATTGATACCAAGCTAACAGACTTGGAGGTCATGCAAGGTGCATGGGTAAAAATCAATGAACTGGAATACAGTAAAATCAAAAGTGAATGTTCAGGATTGATTGTCACTCGCGGTTCTAAAGGGGCAAATGTTGTACACCACGACATTCATTGTCCGGCACCAGCAGTCGAAGTTGTGGATGTCACTGGTGCAGGCGACACGTTCTTGGCCGCACTGGCATATCAGTACTTGGTGACCAACGATATCAAATCAGCGGTAGAGTTTGCAACTCATGCGGCATCAATCACCGTACAACATGTGGGTGTGTATGCCCCTACACTAGAAGAAATCAAATGACAAGATTAAACGGATTTATAGACAAGGGGTGGGGTTCAGAATTAATCTGGGCAACCAACGACAAGTACTGTGGCAAGCTACTTAAATTTAACAAGGATGCAAGATTCAGTATGCACTTCCATGCTGAAAAAGATGAGAGCTGGTATGTGCTAGATGGACTGTTCAAAGTGGTGTTCATTGAAACACAGGATGCAAGCCAACACGATGCAGTTCTCAAACCTGGCACAACCTGGCGTAATCGTCCACTGCAACCGCATCAGGTCATTTGCCTAGAAGCAGGTACTATCATTGAAGTAAGCACTCCAGACTCTGTAGAAGACAACTATCGAGTGTTACCCGGAGACAGCCAAGCATGAAATACATGATTGATATTGATGGTACCATATGCAATAACACCAATGGTGATTACCAAAGTGCTGTTCCGTTTGTGGACAGGATTGCACATTTCAACAGCCTGTTTGATCAGGGTCACGAGATACATTACTGGACAGCCAGAGGCGGTAATTCGGGCATTGACTGGACTACACTCACACAACAACAATTTGCCAATTGGCAGGTAAAGTACACAACATTAAAATTGGGCAAGCCTGTATACGACATCTGGGTTGATGACAAAGCAACGAACATCGAGACATATCACAATGAAAATATTACTAACCGGTCATAAAGGCTTTATTGGTAGCCACTTGCTGAGATCTTTAGAAGCCGACGGACACGAAGTCGACACCTTTGACTGGGACGATGGCAACATGCCCAGCGTTATGGAACAAGACTGGGTTGTGCATATTGGTGGCATCAGTTCAACAGTTGAACGTGACATAAACAAAGTTCTCACGCAAAACTTTGATTTCAGCAGACAGTTGTTTGACGCTTGCAAACGTTTTGGTGTTAACATGCAGTATTCCAGCTCAGCAAGCATATATGGTATGGGGCAAGTGTTTACCGAAGATGCCCCACCAGACCCACGCACACCGTATGCCTGGAGCAAATACTTGTTTGAACGCTATCACACACAACACCAAGGTGGTAACGTGGTGCAAGGTTTTAGATATTTCAATGTGTATGGCACCGGTGAAGCTCACAAAGGTGGCCAAGCTAGTCCTTTTCATCAATTTGCAAAACAAGCAAAGGAAACTGGCAGGATCAAGATTTTTGAAGGAAGCGAACGCTATCACAGAGACTTTGTGCCAGTACAAGATGTTGTGGACATGCACTTGAGATTTCTCACAAAACCCACAAGTGGAATATACAATGTAGGAACAGGGCGAACTCAGAGTTTTCGAGCAGTGGCTGAACAATTTAATGTGCCCATTGACGAAATCCCCATGCCCGAACACTTAAAAAATAGCTATCAAATGTACACTTGTGCCGACATGACTCGAACAAATCAGGTACTAAACGGTTGACCAATAATTACCAATGTGCTATAATTAACAATTAAAGAAAGGAGCACAAGATGCCAGCAGTATTTTTAGTCAGTGACACGCACTTTGGACACGCCGGTGTCTGTCGCTTCACGCACCCTGATGACGACACAGTGAAATTGCGTCCCTGGGACGATCCTGATGAGATGGACGAGGCTATGATCAAGAATTGGAACGATCGTGTGCGTCCTAGTGACAAGGTGTACCACTTGGGTGACGTTGTTATCAACCGCAAGGCTTTGAAGACATTGGCTAGGTTGAACGGGGACAAGGTATTGATCCGCGGCAACCACGACATCTTTCGTGATGACGAGTACAGAGAATATTTTCGTGAGTTACGTGCATACCATGTGATGAACGGAATGATCTTGAGTCATATCCCTGTGCATGAGGCTTCATTGGGTCGCTTTGGTGTAAACATTCACGGACACTTGCATGCCAGCCGTGTGAAGAAGGCACGTGGTGTTGATGCCAAGACTGGAACTGTGTTGTACTCTACTGAGATTGATCCCCGGTACCATTGTGTATGCGTGGAGCAAACTGACTTTGCACCTATCTTGTTTGAAGATGCTATCCAACGCATTGAAGCAGAAGGTGGCGTAGTTGGGTTTAGATCCGGCAACGGACCTACTATGTAAAAATAGGCCCTTCGGGGCCTATTTTTTTTGACTTACATTTTATAAATCTGTCTTGCTTCGGCAGTGGTCGCTATTGTGCCGCCCAGGTCCTCAATGATGCGCCGACCTTTTGTCACAAGCTCCGCATTGGTCTTGGCCAACTGTCCTTTGGACAAATAGATGTTGTCTTCCATGCCCACGCGAACATGCCCGCCATACAACCAAGTTGCGGCCAGCATGGGCATTTGTTCTCGGCTTATACCAAAGGCACTCCACACGGCCCCTTCTGGTAGCTGCCTACGTGCGTAGTCTATTGTTTCCACCGTATGGTCCCAGCCATACTTTATGCCCATGGCAAACTGCCATATGGCACCAGGTTTGATGATACCTTCTTGACAAAACTCTTTGGCCAGTCGCAGGTCGCCGCTGTCAAATAACTCTAGTTCAGGCTTTGTTCCCACAGATTGTATTAACTCAATCATTTCTTTTACTACAGTTTTATGATTGATACGAACTCTGTCATCATGTTGATTCATGGTATTGAAATCTATACTACAAAAATCAGGCTTGATTTCCAGTATGTGTCGTACACGTACCTTTGCTGGATACAGCATACTATCTTTGTTGCCATTGTGCATAAACGGCTTGCCGATGGAGAAATGAGCACCAGGACCTGTGGTTAAATTAATCAGTAAGTCTCGGTTGCTTTGTTTGATCAGCTCGACTGTTCTAGCGTACAAATCTATATCCATACTACCACGTTTGGTTTCTGGATTTCTCACATGAATATGAACCACTGCCGCACCGGCTTCTGCCGCCTCCAATGATGATGTGGCAATCTCCTCTGGGGTAATTGGCAAATACGGTGTTGCATTGGGATCAGTAACTGAGCCTGTTACAGCGCAGGTAATTATTGTTGAATTCATAGTGTTCTACCACCATCTAAAACTACAATAGCACCAGTTGTAAATTTAATCACAGTTGCATAGGCAAGTATTGCGTCAGCCACTTCTTTGGCAGTTCCTACTCTGTTCATTGGAGTGATGCTGATCATCCGTGCTCGTCCGTCCGGTGTGACTGTGGTTCCAGATACTCCGTCTTGTAAATATCCTGGAGCAATAGATATAACTCTGACTGTAGGAGCCAAACTAACTGCCAACGATTTTGTCAATAAATCAACACCAGCTTTACTGGCTCCATAGGCCACGTTACTGGTGCTGGCCCGTAGCCCGGCTGCACTGGTAATATTAACTATCAATCCGTCCCCGGATGCTTTTAGTAAATTGCCAAATTCTCTTATTGTAGCATAGGTACCGTGTAAATTAACCGAGACTATCTTATGAAACATTTCATCAGTTAATTCGTGTAATTCAGAGTTCCTGATCATTTTGGTATATCCAGCACAGTTGACCAAAATATCACACCGATCAACTTGAGAGGCAGCCAACTTTAAACTAGCAGTATCGGTTACATCGGCTAGCAAGGCCAAATGATTGAGTGCATTGTTGGGCAGTTGGTTTAATCTTTGTTGTGCGGCTTCCACATCTCGTCGTACTAGTCCAATGATTCTAGCTCCGCAATCAGCCAAACGTTGAGCAGTAGCGTAACCTACTTTGCCCATGGCACCTGTGATAACCGCAGTTTGGCCTTTAAGATTATCTGGTGGGTTGAAGTTCATGTTATTAGATATATATTGCTGTGCAAGCTGCACTAGAGTTTTTTTGTCTATCTTACCAATTTCGTTTATGGGAAAGGTGTCAACGGACCAAATACGTTTTGGAATTTGATACGTGGCCAACATGGATGAAGCATAATCTATCAAGTGTGTTTCTTCCACTGGGGTCGATAGCTTGACAAATGCATAAGGCTTTTGTCCTTTGATTTCGTCGTCTAGGCCAATTATCACAGATTCGACCACAGCCGGATGTTGGGTTAACACTTGCTCAATTTCAATAGGATAGACTTTTTCTCCTCCGCACTTGAGCATGTCGTCTACACGGCCAGCATAATAATAAAATCCATGCTCGTCAACTCTAAAACGATCTCTAGTATCAAAGTATTCTTCACCAACTTCCTGTAGCCTGCTAGTCAGGTCTTTGGTATTGACAAACAACACATCATCTATCAATTTTGTTTTTACCAACGGTAGTGGATAACCCACACTTCCGGGGGGAGTTTTTCTACCATCTGGGTGCTTTCCAAACACGCCAAATCCTGTTTCAGTTGACCCATAGGAATTTGCAATATGTTCTGCATTGACAAAAACCTGTTTCACTTGTTCCAGCAAAGATACATCTGCCAACCCGGCTTGGAACACAATTTCCTTAACCGATGACAGATCCGTTGTTTTCAACAGGTCTGTTTTGTTTAGCATCATGGACATCATAGGAGGCACAAGTGTCAATGATGTAATGCGATTCTTTTGTATGTGTTTTAAAAACTCGCTGGCATCAAAGTGTGACAGAACAAATAACACGTTGCCGCGTACGAGATTAATCACAAGCCAATTGATACCTGCAATATGAAACAACGGATTAGCACTCATGGTTCGATGTGTCACAGAATTCCAGAGCAACATTTTTTTCATGGCAGTTTCAGAAAACCTGTCTTGGAAACTGAACAAGACCTTTTTTGGGGCACCAGTAGATCCCGAAGTGTACAAGGCCAAAGTCACTCTGTTCAGATCCAAATCTTCAGGAGGAAGATAATCGTTGTCTACAAATTGATCAAAATCTGAATCAAACTCAATTGTGGCGATGCCCGCAGGAACTAGATGTTTGAACTTGGCATCGCAAAATACAAGCCCAACCTTGCTTTCATTGAGACAGAAATGTATCTTGTCTTCAGGCAGTTTGTAATTCAGCGGAACACAAACATGATTGGTTTTGTGTGTGCCTAACATGGCGATTATATAAGGTACAGAGTTGACACCAATTATGCCAATGCCAGCATCTGGAGGCAAGTGTAAACTATGCAACTTTCCGGCTACACTGTCAATCAAACGACTTAATTTTTTTCCTGAATAAATTGCTGGTCGATCGGTGGAAAGACCAATTACTAGGGACTCAGCGGGTATTGCAAAATTCATGACGGTATTTTATAAGGTATTTACTGCTGTAATACTCAAGTACTACAAAACCCTTGCAGTTTTGCGGGGCGTTTTTTGGTTGACCAAATATTCAAGATCGGCTATAATAATAACATGAAATTAGAAATCAACGAAATACTACAGTGGACCGGAGCAGTGGCTATCATTGCCATGCACGGCCTCAATGCCGTGGGTCCTGCGGCTTATCCCTACAACATCATCGCGGCATTTATTGGCACCGTGGCATTCCTTTCATGGACCATCCGTGTACGAAACCTGCCACAGTTCACAGTAAATGTGATTTCATTAGCCATAGGCTTTGTAGGGTTATACAAAGCGTTTGGTTGACCAATAAATCCCAATTTGCTATAATATACACATAGACACACAAAAGGAGCCACAAATGGACTTGAGCAAAGCATTCGCAAAAGATCAGCAACGACAACGCGAAATTCGCATGTATGGT